AAAAAAAGCATTGATTGATCGTGGTTTGAAGCCTAGAAACTATCTCAATCCGAAATATCCGATTGAACTGCCAACTGGTGAAATAGCTACGCAGTTAGACCGTTTATAGTTTCACATAACGCTAAATATTCTCGCATTTGTGGGCTGGAATGCCACGAAGGTGTCAACCGTAAGGACGTGAATGAAGTGTGAAATGTAACCCAACCAAATAGCCCACAAATGCGAGAATATAGTGTTATGCGATTGTTTTTTTCTAAATCAGTAAAATTTGAAACAACTATGGAAGTACAATTTAAAAAGCATGTAAGAGTAATTTGTGACCTAAAAAAAGGTGACGTAGTTTATACCGAAGGATGGGGTTATGAACTAGACAGAAAAGATTGGGTAATCGATGAAATAAAAGAGGCTATTGGTAAATGTGAGTCTGGTTTCATGGTGAAACTAAATGGCTATGATAGATTTATCGACAGTACATGGCTTAATAAACGGTAACGCATTAAACTTGCGCCTAACGGTAAATATTTAAGTAACAGGTGCATGAACGAAGCCGAAAGTATCCACCGCTAGAAACTGAACAGAGGCGAATAAACTAGCCAAACCATGAAGCCCGAAAATGAGTAAATACTGTGTTATGCACATGTGCTTTTTTGTTCACTATTAAATAACCGAATATGAAACAATACATAAAACAGAACTTTATCCCAATCATTATAGGCATAAACATTGGGATGATTGCAGTTACAATAGTTAGAAGTATCGAAGACACAATTATCAAAATAGCATTAATTAAGTATAAGTAAAATGTCAAAATTAAACTTGAAAGATGTAAAAATTGAAATGCCAAAATACTTTAATGGCAAGCCATGCGATGTAGATATTGTGGAATGGTTAGAATATAGATTTGGAGCAAGAAATGATATAAGAATAGCTAATCCACTTTACAATGTAGAACTAAGCGATTGTGTTATTTCTGTCGGTGAAGCCAAAATTGATGATAATCCTTTTGTCTTTTAGCATTGTGCATAACGAATGTGTATACGCAACTTCCAACACACATACTGTATTACAGATAGTTACTGCACAAACAATAATAATAATACTAAGTTAATAATTGCTTAGTATTATTATTGTTTTAATTAGTTTTGTGGATGAATTTTCTCTATTTCTTTGTTATAGAGTTCGTCAACTAAGGCAAACACAACACTGTTAAATCTTGTGCCAAAATGAGCCAAATGTTTCGGAAGTATTGCAAAAGAAAAAAAGTTAAGGCTATTGGGATGGCATTTAGGAAACAATTTGATTTTTAATAGTAAATTTGTCACATGGTACTTACTTAATTGATATGAAGTAATGCAGTCACAAAAAGTAAAGCTTTCAGAAATAAAGATCAACCCAAATAATCCGAGGTTAATCAAAGACGATAAGTTTAAAAAGCTTGTTCAGTCAGTTAAAGATTTTCCTGAAATGCTAGAAATACGACCTATCGTAGTAAATGCCGATATGGTTGTATTGGGTGGCAACATGCGATTAAAAGCATGTAAAGAAGCTGGGATAAAAGAAGTACTGATAATCATTGCAGATAACCTAACAGAAGAACAGCAGCGTGAATTTTTGATAAAAGATAACGTAAGCGGTGGTGAATGGGACTGGGAACTTTTGGCAAACGAGTGGGATAGTGAAGAGTTGGAAGCGTGGGGATTGGATTTAGTTGGTTTTGATGCAAATGCAGAAGATTTTGGAGAAGATTTTAGTTTAGCCGATGGCGATAAAGCACCGTTTCAACAAATGACTTTTACGCTTGCAGACGAACAGGCGGAGCAGATTAAAAACGCAATAGCAGATATTAAGGCAACAGAAGAATATAAATATTGTGAAACATTAGGAAACGAAAACAGTAACGGAAATGCACTTTATTTAATCATAATGCAATGGGCAGAGCAAAGGAAATAATTGTTAAGGTCATACCTTCAAAGATTGCTGTTCCATTTGTAAAAGCTAATCATTACAGCGGAACTGTAAGTAATACAAGTTCTTTGCATTTTGGTTGTTTTTTAGATGATAAATTGCACGGTGTTATGAGTTTTGGTAGTCCGATGGATAAATCAAAAGTTCTTGGATTAGTTCAGCCGAGTTTATGGAATGAAATGCTTGAACTTAACAGAATGGCTTTTGATGATTATTTACCAAAATATTCAGAAAGTCGATGTTTTTCTATTGCTGTTAAATTGATTAAAAAAAATGCACCTCACATAAAATGGATATTAAGTTTTTCTGATGGTGTTCAATGTGGTGATGGTGTTATTTATAGAGCAAGTGGTTTTTATTTGACGGCAATAAAAAAAAGTACACAAATAATTGAAACTCCCAAAGGAGAAAGAGTTACAAGAATGACTTTAACACAAGTAGGCAATCCAAAAAGAGCAAGAATATTAAATGAATGCGGAATTAAAGATACTGGTGCGAGTAGTATAAATATGTTTTTAGAAAAAGGTTGTAAAAATGTAGATGGTTTTCAATTAAGATATATTTATTTAATTGATAAAAGTTGTAAAATAACCGTTCCAATCCTACCATTTAGCAAAATAGATGAAATGGGTGCAGGAATGTACAAGGGCGAAAAAATAAGCCTATCAGAAAGACAGGCTTTAAAAGAGAGCGATGTAATAGATTCGAACTTTACCTCTTAACTGGAATGTTAAGCGTGCAACCATTACACTAACATCGCATTTGATGTTACAAATATAATAAAAAAATAATATTATGGCATACGACAGGAATAAAATATGGCTTTGTTTTTTTGTATATTTGTAATTCGAAAAGTGTAGTATTGATGTACTTAATGAAAAAGAAAGGTATTGGCAGGATTATTACAACTCAATTTCAAAAAGTGGGTTAAATTGCAAACTAGAAAACAATATAAAGCATAAAACTTTATGCTTTATATTGTCTGGCATAAGCAAAAACAAAACTACATTCAGATATGTATAACAGAGATAAGATATTTGAACAGGCAAAAGAATTAACAGTAAAGCACAAGCTGTTTTTCATAGAGGATATTGTGGCTATGCTACCATGTTCAAAACCTACGTTCTATGAGTTTTTCCCACCTGATTCTAACGAACTTAACGAACTAAAAGAATTAATTGATACGAATAGAACTACAATTAAAATAAGCCTTCGAAAGAAATGGAATGATTCAGAAGCACCTGCCCTGCAACTATCTCTGTATAAGCTAATTTGTTCGAATGAGGAACGAAAAAATCTAAGTATGACGCATAATGACATTACTAGTGACGGGGAAAAATTGACGATCAAAGTAAAAGTTCAAGGCGAAGACGACAACGATTAAAATTGCACTAAAACGCAAAATTTGACAGTTTAGTATGCTGTTTTTGCGGTGTTATAAGAAACCTGATAGGACAAAACTAAGAAATGACGATAGAATGGCCGAAATGGGAGCGTTTGGTAAATACAGCCTTCATTCCTTTATTGGAATGTAAAGATCGCTACGTTATACTTTACGGTTCAAGAGGTTCCTCTAAGTCTGACTTTGTAAGTAAGCAATTAATATTCAACTGCCTTACGCATTCTTATTTTAAGTGTATACTTTACCGTAGAACGTACAATACTATTCAGGAGTCAAGTTACGAGACAATAAAGCGAAACATCCTAGCAATGGGTTTGGAGTCTTTGTTTACGTTTCGAAAACAACCTCTTTCGATAGATTGCATAAACGGTAATAGATTTATTGCAAGGGGTGGCGATAACGCTCTAAGCCTTAAATCTATAAAAGACCCTACGTGCGTTTGGTACGAGGAGGAAGTGCCAACAGAGGAGGACTTTGCCACTATCACATTAACCATTCGAGCAACTTATGCAACTATTCTACAGGAGTGGTTTACAATCAATCCACAAGTCGAAGGTGATTACCAAGACAATTGGTTTTGGAAACGATTTTTTAAAGACCGTGAAGGATTAAGTTTCAGGATAAAAACACAAGTCGAGTTAGCCGATGGTGACATAGTAGATCAACACGTAACCGTACATCATTCAACCTACAACGATAACAGATGGCTAGACAGACAAGTAAGAGCCACAATAGAAGGTTATCGAACACAAAACGAATATTTGTATAGCGTTTATGCTAAGGGGCTTTGGACGATGAAGTTGACAGATGGAAACTTCTATAAGAATTTTCAAAGAAGCCGAAGTGTTACGGAGCTAAATTACAATCCTGATTTGCCAATACATGCTACGATAGACTTTAATGTTAATCCATACATGACTTGTATTATAGCTCAAATTGTAGGGAAAAAAACAATGATTATAGACGAGATTTGTACACCTTATCCACGCAATACGTCACTTGCTATTTGTGCTGAATTTAAGTCACGTTATAGAAATCATAACGCTGGTCTGTTTATTTACGGAGACCCTCAAGGTTTAAAAAATCAAACTTCTACAAGTGTAGTAATAAGAACAAAAGAGGAGGATTATAACGAATTTGCAATTATACTCAAAGAACTAAAAGAATATCGACCAGTAAGCAGAGTGCCACGAAGCTACCCACCTGTAAAACTAAGAGGTGATTTTATAAACGCAATTTTCAATCATTGCGAGCAAGATATTGAGATTTTAATTTCTGATAAATGCTCTAAAGTGATAAACGATTACATGTATCTAAAAGAAGCCAGCGATGGAACAAAACATAAACAAATAGTAAAAGACACGGAAACAGGTGTATCTTTCGAGAAATATGGACACGCCTCGGATGCAATTGACTACCTAATTACATCGGCTTTTAAATCAGAAATGAGTATTTTTGACAAGGGAATAAGAGGAGTTGTTTTTGAAACAATTGAACAAGAAAAGCCACTTAGTAGATACTTTTAAAACTACAACAGTAACGCATATTTTCATATATTAAAGAAATTGGCACAAAAGCATAATACAGGCTTAGTCTATACTAAATTTGTGTTATGAGTTACTTTCTAAGAGACAAAGACTATAACGGTCAAATAAGGGAGGTTAATCTTGGTCAGGTTCAAGTTGATACCGAATCAAGACGAACGATGGAACTTGTTGGACAAGCGGAACTTACTTCTTATCTGTCGAACCGGTACGAATGTGATGTAATTTTTAAGCCGTTACTTACATTTTCGGCTACTGACGAATACGCTTGGAATGATAGAATAGATTTAACAGGTTCTACTTATTCAGCTGCTACTGTTTACACAAATGGTACACGAGTTGTTTATTCAGGTAGTGTTTACGAAAAGAACGCCACTACAGGCGGTTATGTAGCTGGAACATTGCCAACTAATGCTACATACTTTGATTTATTTGGAGTTGAAGGTATTTACTATGTTTCAACTCCAAGTGCTTACAAAGGTCGTACCGTTTATGTAGAAACAAATCAAGTAAAATATAACGGCAATTTCTACGAGCGGAACGACTACGAGAATACCGTTTCAGGAATATTTCCAGACGATACTACTTACTGGACGTTAATCGAAAACGATACTATCACAGTTGGTACATTGCCTAGCGATTCAACTAAATGGACGTTTGGTGATAATCGAAACCAACAAGTAAAAACGTACATGATTGACATTTGTTTGTATCACTTGCATTCAAACATCAACCCTCGCAATATCCCACAGCTAAGAATTGACCGTTACAACAACGCAATAAACTGGTGCAAAATGGTAAACCGTTCTGAAATAACAGCCGATTTGCCAGAAATATTACCAGTACAAGGTCAGGTAGTATCTTATTCTAGCAACACAAAACTCCCACAATATTTCTAAGATGCGAAAAGCAAAACAACATATTGCGGTTGAAAATTTGACACGCAAAAAGCCAACGGCCGCAAATCCGATTGACCAGACAATGCCTATGCAGTTGTATAGGATCACG